CCAAAGAAGAACTAAACAAGCAAGTCCATGATAAGCAATTAGTGAGAGTTTTAAAATGTTCACAATTGCACGCAAGCGGTTATATGATAAATCCTAAATCCGAATTTGCTTATATTTGCAATGACGTAATAAATATTAGAAGTTATGTAAAAGCTAACTCCGAAAAATTTAAGTAGCTAGTTTAGACGCCACATTACGGGTGTATGTGTACTCTAGCTACCTTTTTTATTATCTAACTTTTCTTTTACGTTAGCAACTTCTTTTTTTAGTACTTTAGTAAATATTTTTTTGAATATTTGTTTTAATTTATTTACGACCGCTTGCATAAGAATAGAGCCGCCGACAGTTACAGTAGACGCAACTCCCGCACTTATTACGCTCGACGCTATTACTTCAGGGGCAGGTATAGGAAATTCACCAAAAAATGGTAGATTAAAAGTAGCTACAGGTTCTTCAATTGAAATATTTTCTTGGTTTTTTAGGAGGTTTGACGGTATCTGCTCTGGGTTTATATTTAGCCCTTCCGAGTTTAGTTCCTTATTTTCTGAAGAAGTCTTTGCCTGATCTGCCTCAAGTCCCGAATCTACCTGTTCCAAGCTTGGAAGAAGTAGAGGGTCTAAATACGGAACTTCCGCTACAGGCGGATAAAAAATTGTTGTGGGCGGATTGAGAATATAATCAGTATCTGGTAAGTTAGGCAAATATAAATCATTCATTTTATGTGGAAAGAAGCGTTTACTAGAGCTCTAGCTCCTATTTCTTTGATGTGCCTTTTTTTATTTGTGGGTCTTGCACCGTTATATTTGATTGCTGGCTTAATGACTCGTTCTTTTTCAACAGCAACTCCCCAAACTGAACGCCACCCTGTAAAGCGTTAATATTTATATTTGCTGCATCTAATTCTTTTTGCGCCGCATCTCTTGTTTGAACTTGCCTTACAAGTTCTTCCTTCCACTCCGCTATTTGTTTTTGCGTAATTTCTTGCATAGTTTTACTTAAACTATAGACCAAATAGCCCCAGTTGGCACCGTTATGGTAACGCCATTAGCAATCGTAGGGTCTACGGATAAAGCATTGTATCCCGAAGTTAGTGTTTGAGAAGTGCCTATTTCTTGTTTCATTTCAATAATTCCATTACTACCAGAGATTCTTGGTGCGGTAATAGCTCCGGTAAAAGTACCACCACCGGCTACACCGCTAAATCCTGTGATATATCCAGCACCATTTGTTATTGCGTTGTTGTTAAGAGATATGTTTGCTGACCCATCAAAGCTAACCCCTGCAATAGTTCTTGCTGTTAAAAGTGTGGCTGCCGTACTAGCTGCAATACCAAGAGCATCTATATCTGATTTTGTTTGATCTGCGGTAGCTCCACTCTCAATTCCATCAAGTTTTGAACCATCAGTTGCTAAATCTCTTCCGTCAACCGTGCTTGATACGATAATGGCACCTGTAACATTAATACCAGATGAAGTAACGCCAAGAATTGTAGTTCCAGCATTTTGTATTTGTAAGTTACCTTGTCCGGCATCATTTATTATTGAGTTGCTTCCATCATGAACTAATACTAAATCTGAACCTTGTCCAATTCTTATTTCTTGGTCGTCATTCGGAAATTCAACATGGCCATCGGTCGTAATTTTAAATTTCGTATCACTTGAGCCTTGATCTAATTCAAAAACTCCGTTGAAATTTTTTAATTCATAATCTGGGTCATTATTTGTATCCGTTAAAAGTATTTTTGGTGCTGTATTTGATATTGTTAAATCGCCGGTCATAGTAGTATCACCAGCTACCTCAAGTCCTGTTCCGTTTATTAGCTTTAAATCTGTGCTAGTTAATCTTGCACCAATATTATTTGACCCTGCTTTTCTCAATGCAAATTCAAATAAACCATCTTCAGTGCCGGAACTCGCATCATCTATTTTGGCCGTCATCTTGGCATAGACTTCCTTACTGCCGTCATCACTTTCGCCAGTAAATTTAAGTTGACCTAAATAATCTGCATCTGCCGGACTAGCACTATTTCTATAAAGTTCAATTATTGGTAAAGCTGAACTGCTCGTATCGGTAGATAAAAGCGTAAGAACACCCGCACCATCATAAGTGAATGTCGATTCGGCATTTAAAGTATTTGAAGTTCCCGAACCAGTTATTATTCTATTATCTGCATTATTATTTATAGTTGTACCGGACCCACCGCCTGATATTTCGGCTACAGTTCCATCATCTTTTTTTGTAAATAATTTACCTTCGTCGGTTCTTACCGCAACTTCTCCTACAGCTAAATCACTAGCACTTGGGTCGCTACCGCTTCCTCTTTTTAATTTTATTGTGTTTGCCATAAGCCATACCTCCTAAAAATTATTATTAAGAGTATGACCCACCATCTATATCAAAACCACTTGTTGATTCATCTTCCAGGAATGTTACTAAATCAGACAATGCAACTTGTTTCATTGTTCCAGCATCATTACAAACAAATCTATCTGCCTGAACAAGAGTTGTTGAAGTAGCTGAAGTATTACCATCTAATTTATTAAGTTCAGTTGTTGTAACAGTAGCACCATCTAAAATAGCCACTTCAGTGCTTGTTAGGTCAGCTAACGCTGAAGCTGTATTTGATGCCATAGTTGCCAACTCTGTTAATTGTGCATCAGAAGCCTGTTTTGAATTTAACTGAGTTTGAATATTAGAAGTAACTCCATCAGTAAAGTTTAATTCTGCTGTTGTAGCAGTTACTCCATCTAATTTATTCAATTCCGTAGTGGTCGCTGTAAGACCGTCTAACTTGTTGATTTCAGTTGCGGTTGCAGTTACACCATCAAGTATGTTTATTTCGCTTGTAGAGGCAGTAACACCATCTAGCTTATTTAATTCAGCAGTTGTTACTGTAGCTCCATCTAAAATTTGAACTTCAGTTTGTGTTAATGCAGCTAAAGCAGAAGAAGCACCAGATTGACAACCTGAAAGGTTATCTAAGTCAGCGTCATAAGCTTGGACTTGGCTTCCGATGCTCACACCCAAACTAGAACGTGCAGTAGCCCCAGACTCTAAAACAAAAGTTGATCCATTACCAACAATAATTCCACCATCAGTTGTAGCTAAACCAGCAATAGCAGCTAATCCAGCATCATAAGCCTGTACGTTTGAACCAATTGCTAAACCTAATGCAGTTCTTGCAGCAGAAGCACTTGTTGCACCTGTACCACCATCTGAAATTGCTAAAGTTCCAGCAATACCACTAGCACTTAAATTCATTGATAATTCAGAACTGGTAATAACTAGACCTGAATTTGCTTTTAAATCAAGTGATAATTCTGTACCTGACTTATCTAATCCGTCTCCTGCAGTTATATCGCCACTTGAACTAAATTGTGAAAACGCTAGTGAATCCGATCCAACACTTGCACTTCCTTTATTAGTAGTACAAACAAAACCTTTATCTCCATTTGCAGTTCCTTGTTCAACAAATGTGAACATGCCTGCAGCATCAGCACCCGCAGCTAAATCATCAGTTCTTACCCATGAACCAGCTTTACAAAGATATAAACCATTTTGTGAACCTGTACTTTGATTTTTAACTAAAACTCTATCATTAGCAGAAACAGAAACACCATCAATAGTTTGTGTTCCAGATAAAGTTATATTTGCAGTTGTAGCAGCTACCACACTATCTTTTACGTCTAATCCCTGTGCAACTCCGTCAACATACGATTTGTTTGCAGCATCATTATCACTAGTCGGGTCAGCTAAGTTTGTTATTTTTTGGCTATTTAATGAAACTGATCCAGTAGGAGCAGCCATTTGATCTAATCTATTTGCTCTAACACCAGAATCAAAATCAGAAATTTTTGTATGGGCTAATGAAGGAATATCAGCAGCAACTAAAGATCGAAAAGTACCAGCACCATTACTTCCATTTGGAGCAGCTAAAACAGTATTTGCTGTTCTACTCGTTGTTAAATCAACAAAAGAACCTGAACCACCTATAGCTTCAATACTTGTAGCTGATCCACCAGCACCACCTGTTCCAATACCAATAAATAATTTTTTACTACCTTCAGCAAATGCTAATTCAGCATTTTCTAAACTAGCTGGTGCGCCTGATCCTGTGGATCTTTTGATTCTAATTGTGTTAGCCATAATTAATTAGCTCTAGAAATTTCCGCCATCGACTAAATTTTCGACAGTACGGGTTGCATCTAGTCTAAGTGTATCAGAACTTTGTTGATAATACATAATTGAATTATTTACTTTATTTGTATGATTTAAAGTAATATCAAAACCATCTCCTTTTGGTCCTTGTGGTCCAGGAACTTTTACAGTTACAACTCTTGTTTCTCCATTAACTGTAATTGTATTTTTTGTTTGATTAACTTTAATTTGGCTCATGGAAATTCAGTATAACCTTCTTTTACAAAAATTATACCTGCTACATAATATTCTTGTTTATCAGATGGATTTTTTAATTTAACGTCATAAAATAATTCACTTGGAGTAAATGTAGCTGTTTGAGCTCTGGTTAAAGTTAAAGTAAATGTTCCAGCAGCTGCACTTGTTATTGCAGTTGCGAAGTCTGCATATTTTACTGAACGAGGTTCGTCATATATACTTGCAGCGACTTCATAACCAGTTAAATTTACCGGGTTATCATTACCATCTGTAATTGTAAGTTCTTCTGTATGGTCAGCTCTTCTTCGAACTTCAAAATCAAATTCGCCTGCTATTATTGCCATTAAGATAAAACCTCTTCAGCTGTGTTTGTTTTAGCCCATTCTAAATATGCTTGATAATCTGTATTATCTTCATCAATCGGGACAAATCTTGGAAGCCAATCACTAGCAAAAGGTTGAACTGAAAGAATACGACCGGTTGCCGCGTCCTTAAATATTCTATATTTTGTGATGTTAGTTGCCATAATTAAAGTTCAGCGTCAAAAGCAATGTGTCCGCTATTTGTGTCGACACATAAAGTAGCGGCAAATCCTTTAGTTACTGTAGGATTATTTTGTGATCTTATTACCATGTGTTTCATATCCGCTATAAATAAATTTAAATCAGAGGGTTCATCATCAAAAGGCTCAATGTCAAGATCACTTAAAGCACTATATTCTAAACTTGGGGTAGTTCTTTTTCTAGTTCTAAAATGATAGAAAAACATACATTCTGAAGTTGTGTTGTAATGACCCATAATTCCATTAGTCATTGCGCTTCCTTGACCATCTAATCTTTCATAATATCTTTCACAATATTGATATTGTTTCATTACCGGAATAAATTCAAAATCAGTTGCAACGGGAGATATTTCAAATTGCACACCAGTAATAAACCAAGTAGCACTAGCATTTTCACATAACCAAACGTGTCCGGCGGGTGTTCTTCTTGTTCCACTTGTAGTCCATTCATTTAATGTGCCTGTTTCAGTGTCGGACCCATAACCTAAACCCCATTCAATTCTAAAACCAGTTGTGTTAAAACCAGTAAGCTGTCCACCGGAGGTTGGACCTGTAAGCGTAATTGTTTTTCTTTCCCATGTGTTAGCAGAATTTATTGCATAACTTGTATAGTAAAAATAATTAGTCCCGCTCGCTCCATACCATTGAAACCAAACAGGATAATCGCCGGTTACACTTCCTTTAACATAAAAAGATAACGTGCAAGTTTTGGCATTACTAGACCCCCACCTTAATTGTGTTACATCTTGTATTTCGCTCATGTAATAAAACTGAAGTGCAGCAGTTGTCGATGTTGGTTGAGCTTCAGTTGTAGTAACAGTAATTTTGGCAGAATCTCTAAAACCTAAATTCGCGGGAACATCATCAACCGTACTATGCGTAAAACGACCATTGCTGCCGTCAATATCTGTTTTGAATCTATCGGTGCTTCTATAGCCAGCACTCCCATCTACAGTTCCACCAGCGCGACCTCTTTGTGCAATTTGCATTGCTCCATTTATTACAAAATTTTTATGACCTTCATTATTTAAAAGATTTGCTGTACAAGTTCCGTCAGAATTATTGATAGTAATAGCTGCGGTAGTAGCACCTACACCTTTAACGCTGTTAACTTTAATTTCAGACATTAACTAGCCTCCTCTGGTGTGTTCCCTAATTTTAGCCATTCTTTGTATTCTTGATAGTCCGCATTTAATTCAACAAATGGAACACATAAGACCGCGCCATTTTCCTCTATCTTTTCAATGCAATTAAATGCTCCATCTTCTGGGTCATCCGCATATTTTTTGTATCGTATTGCCATAATTAAAACTCCGCACTAAATGTGATTCTACCAGCACTGGTGTTTTGGCCTTGCAATATACCAGATTGGCTGGTGCTGATACTTGAGGTGGTAACTATAAAGCCATAAGTAAAAGGATTGGGATTGGTTGTATCTCCTAAATGGGCAATAATATCTGTCAAATTAAAATTTGCAGACGAGTTCCCTGCTCTTAATCTAACAAGACTGCTCGTTTGTGCTTTTGTAGGAAAAGTTCGCATCGCTCTCGGAAAAGTAAATTGTCCTATAATTTGAGTTGTGCTATTGACGAAAGCGTAACTACTTCCTATAAAATCACCATTTGTAACTGGTATAACGTAGCAATATCTAAGACATTCATAATAATCTTCTTGATATGATTTAAATTCAAAATTTGTAGGTGTATCACCTACCTCTAACTGTACTCCTGTTATTTCAAATGTTGCATCATTAGTTGTAAACCAAGTTGTCGTGTTAGTAGGCATACGATTTGCAGTATCAAGCTCGTGCCACTGATTTAGAGTTTGTGTCCCAGTAGTATCTCCTCCTCTAAAAGCATTAATCTCTAACCTTAAACCTTCCCCAGCACCACCAGCATTAAAAACTAAAGTATTTTTGCCCTCAATTTTTTTTGTTATTTTTGTCCAAGTATTCGCGGTTAGAACACCTGTTTCCATTACATAGTTTTGGTTAGGACTAGCATTAATATCAACTAAATTAAAATAAAAATTTTGTGAAACACTTGATTTAACCCAGAATTGAAGAGTTATGTAACTCGTACTTGAGAGATAATTCCAACCACTAGATGCGATATTTTGAGCTTCAACAGATGTTTGAATTTTTACTAAATCTCCTCCGCCGGCTCCACTTGTTTGGTTTCCGTTTGTTATTTTATAACACTTTCTAAAACCTAAAGAATAAGGCGTAGTTCCGGCGGCAACATCTGCTTGTGCCTGTGTAATATCTTCATCTAGACCGCTTGTTTGACACTTAAACCTATCAACACTAAGAAAACCTCCACCTGTAGCTGTTGTAGAACGTTGGGCTATAGCAAATGCTCCGTTGTTAATTAAATTTCTATTACCAAGTTTGCCTCCATTAATTCCAGTTATAGCTTGCAAATTATCATTTGAATCTTTTGTCGTTATAACTCCATCAGCATCGGTACTTGGAAGCGTTAATATTCTATCGGCTGTAGGATTTGAAGCTGGTGCTGCTATCGATACACCATTACCGCCAGAATGTTTTAGTTTAATTGATGACATTAAATAATCTCCATTAACAAGCCATTAAAACACATGGGTAGGCTTTACTTCCGTCTTCATAAGTCGCCGTATGATTAGTTGATATTATTTTAGCAATAGTAGAGCTTCTAACAATATCATCTGCCTGTGGTTTTGCCGTTCCATCGCCTGCTGATATAAGCAAATCACCTCTCGCAACAGTTGTTGACGCTGCCACTCTTATAACTAAATCCCCTGTCATTGCAACAAAAAAATCATTCAAATACTTCTCATCTTCATCTTCATCATCCCAAGCATAAAAAACACCAGCAACATCTTTGTCACCTTCAACATCAGAAACTTTTGTCATGTTTAACTGTTGATTTTCTTCTCCTTCCCAAACACATAAATCATCTAAGTTGCTCATTACTGTGCCTTGATAAATAGTTGGCCTTGCAGATTTATCTGTATTAGATAAACCTTTAAATTGTGACCATCTACTTAAATGACCTCCGTTGAAACTTACTGTACTACCCGAAACTGTGATTGACCCCTCTGTGCTTCCATTTTGTCTAAAATTTACTAATGTGCCATCATTACCTCTTCTGTTTAAACTTAAAGGAATACCCTGATAAGTACCAATAACCACTGTCCCATCATTTCTTATTCTTGTTCCTTCAGTTCCTGTTCCAGAATGACCTCTGATTTGACTATAAGTTTTACCTATTACACCATTTCCAAAACCAAAACCTTCATTACCAGTTTGAAATTCGACTCTTTTTGTAAGAGTTCCGTCAAAATCAAATCCAAATAACAAAGTGCTGTTATTAGCAGCAATTATTGCTTCATTGTTACTGGAATTTCCCATATAAAGTGCAGCAGTTCCCGAAGCTGGTCTATTTATTGCAAAAATTTCATGAGAAGCTGTTTGTGTTCTAATCTCAAAAGGTTTATCGGGAGTAGTTGTACCGACACCAATAAAACCATTTTCATCAACGTGTATTCTCGTTGAACCTCCTGTATTTATATTTACAATGTCCGTATTAAATGAGATTCCTGTATTGCTATCAGTTCCAGTAAAAACAGGTGCAGAAGCTGAACCATCAACTCCAGAAATACCAGTTGTTCCGTTAATTGTTAAAGCCATAGTTAAAGAATAACAAGGATTGCTCCGCTTGGCACGGTTAAAGTGACACCACTATTTATAACAGGGCTAATAGTCATTGCATTTTTATTTGCTGAAATTTCGTAATTAGCTGTCATGTTTTGATCGGTTTCTACAAAAATTTGATCTGTACCTCCTCCAACAGTTCCGGAACCACCTATTTCACCCCACCCCGTACTTTTATATCCTTCAAATTGATTTAATTGATTATTATATCTAAGCATTCCAACCGCAGGTGTTCCATCTCTTTGCGAGGTATTTCCTACAGGAATATTCAATGAATTTGTATAGTTATGAGTTACTTTTCCTGTAAAAGTAGAACCGGCTAGTGTTGCATATCCGAAATTTTCAAGACTTACATTTCCTAAAGTTACGAAAGCACTATTAGCACCGTTTCTAATTTTAAGTAAATTTGTATCTGAATCAATGTGAGGTTGAAAAGCTGCCAAATTTTCAGTTCCACTAGGGTCTCCGGAACCGGAATTTAAAGTTCTAAGAGCTTGAAATATATCTTTCATAGCGGCACGCACTTGCGCACCCGTGCCATTATCGGGGTGATAATTATTTCCCGTTTCTTTTGGAGCTGAACTTGTATTCGTCGGTCTAGTCATTAATTAAGCACCTTTCCCAAATCCTACCGCAGTAAAGTTGAAATTTCTATTTATACTAGCATTAGATGAATCTTTGAAATGTACCGAAAAGCCGGTGCCTGAAATATTTGTTACTTCAAAATAATCTCCGCTTGTAATATTGTCTGTCGCTGTTATGCCTATAGATGGCTTGATACTGTTAGGAGTTACAATAAGTCCTGTAGCACCTGTAAAAAACGGTTTATCGAAAGTAATATTTTTAATAGCACTTCCAGATGCTATCGCCGTAGCACTTTGTTCTTGCCTTCTTTGGAAAGTAGCTGTATATCCTAATTCTTTAATTTGAATATTTTGTGCAGAATCACTAGAAGATAATTTTACTTTAAATTTAAAACCCCTTCCTTCAAAAATTCCATTAGCAAAAGTGTTAAATGTTTTATTGTTAAAATCGGAATCGGCATAATTTGCACCGGCGGGAGGGTCTTTTGTAACGGCGACTAATAATTCTGCATTTACATTGTTGGCTTCGCTACCATCAAAGTCATCCCAAGTATCAATTAATGCCGTTCTAGAATCAAATAAATCGTTAGGATAATAGCCTTCAGAAAAAATATGTCTTTTAAGATCAAGACTAAAAACCGCACCTAAATCAAGTATATCCTTAAATTCATATTCCCCCGTCGGGTTAGTGGCGGGATCGGTTAGTTTTAAGCAATTTAGACTATCGTCGCGTGTAACATTAGTTTTAGTACCTTGAAATTTAGGTGTATCATCTTCTTCTCTTACGGTAGTTACTAAAAGGCTACCTAAAGCATCAGGTAAATCTAAAAGAATAGAACTACTTCCCGCACTTAAATTACCGGTGTCATCTTCAAAACGTAGTAAATATTCGCCTTCAATATAAGGAACTACTATTTGCGTACTATTTCCTGAAAGTTTATCTATATCCGTAGCGTTTTCGAAAACGGCAGTTCCATCGGCTTTTGGTGAATGCCTTATCCTACAAAAACCTCCGTGCGTAACATCTGCTTCAGTAGATTGGTCCCAGCGTAACCTTATTAACTTTTCGTTAATAGGTTCCATTCTTAAATTTTGCACATTTGCTGGTTTTGCCGTTTTACCTTGCGCTCGAAAAGTAGTCTCTGCCGGAACATTTGATGGCCTTCTAGTAGCACTTAAACTAAAAACTCTTATTTCATATAAACCGGCGGTGGAATTAAGTATTTCAAAATCAGTTCTAGTAACCGTTGTATTTATAAAATTTCCATCTTCAAATCTATATTGAACTCTATATTCATTAACGCCTGCTACTTGATTCCAAGTAATAAAAATTTTACTTACCGCTCTATTATTAACAACAACTATTCTTTCTTCGACAAGTAGGTTACTAGGCGGGTCTTTTAGTTCCGTAAGAGTAGTAATAGATTTTTCTTCTAATGGTATGTCTCTTTCAACAAAATCATATTTTCCATCATCATGAAAAACTGCGCTTATTTGATAATTTGTACCATCTACTTCGGTGACACTTATTACCCTAAATTTTTGAGTTTCAACCGTATCGTTTTCTAATACCCAAATAGAGTTAGAGTTAGGAACTTGTGGTAAAGGGTCTCCGCCTAATTGAATCACTCCATTAATAATGTCTCCATTTACGGGTCTTTGCTGAATAGAACCATCGGGCATTATTACCGATAAAAAAGGATTATTTTTTGAAACTAAATCCGTAGCATCTGAAAAATCATCAACCGTTATAGTAGTAGTCGTAGCGGCTTTTATTCTACCTCCTCTTCTTTCTCCGCTTCTTACAGGGTCGGCAATTTTTATAACGGCTCCTACTCTTACTAACGAGCCGGCTTCGATAGTAGTTACAAAATTTACTACTTCTCCTTCATTGGCTTGAGTATAAAGAAACCATCGGCCCAATCTCTGGGCTTGAGTTCGTGATGTAATCGCAAAAGCTTTTATATTTTTTACTACAACCCCATATTTATTTTTGGAATAAATGTCATCTTCAACAGTTTCATAATCAAATTCTTGATTATTCATATCAAAAAATTGCACATTTACAACCGTGTATTTGATACTTTTAGATGCGTTAGTGTAACTAAATCCCTCTTCGGTTACATTTGCGAGTGTGAAAAGATAACTAGCGTCGGTAGGCCTGTCTTGGGTAAGCGTTATAGTTCCGGCGGAGTAGAAAGCGTTAGCTCTCATAGTGCTACAAAGCTCGCCTATTAATTTAAAGGCATCTATTTGATTTTGGATTACAGCGTTACAGCTAAAACGTGGGGCAAGATTTCTACCTTCATTATCAGGTATTCTTTCAGAGTTATAAACAGATGCTGAATAAAAAGCAAATTTATCGAGCATACTTTCAGTAATATGATCTCCAAATCCAAAGCGTTCATTCGTAAGCAAATCGTATAGCACCCACGCTGGGTCGTTACAATAAACCCTCGTTGAATTTAAGGAACCGTTAAAAACTCCGCTAAAAGACAAACTACCGTCGGACCTTACTGAAGCATTATGAGGAATTTTTATTTTTCTTCCTCTTATACGGAACATTACATTCGGCGTTTGTGGGAACTGTTCAGCATCTACTCTTAAAGCGACGTGTGCGGTATTAGGAAATCTATCTGCTTTATCTTGTATTTCGGTATATTGAAGCCACCTAGAATTATTTTGTTTTTTCGGGTCGGTACTATCGGCGGTGATTCTTGTTACTTCAAGTTGTAGGGGATATACATAATTATCCGGAATATTTATTATGTAATCTCTCGTATAAGCGTTAGGAGTTTTTCCTTTTATCGTGTTATCTATTGGAGTTCTCGTAGTTCCATTATTTTGAATAATTTTTATTTTATGCCTTACAGATAAACCTACTACATCTCCGTCATCTTTAAATTTTTGTAGAGAATCAACTTGTAAAGTAACTCTTATTCTATCAACAGTATTATTAATAGTTTTATTTATAGATACTCCTTGAAAAAGTTTTTGTCCCACAACAAATTCGGTTTCAGTATCTTTAAAACCTTTAATTCTTGTTTGACTAGATGTTCCATATCTTGCCTCAGTTTTTACATCTTGAAAATTTTTCTTACTGTCTGGGGCAGAACTGTTAGAGGATTGTTGTAATATTTGAGTGCCATTTAAAAAAATATCTTTCTCCAAAGTTCGATTATATTCCGCCGAACCTCGTGAACCGGTGGCGGAAGGAAAACCCTCTATTTCACCCTCGCACAGTACATGAACTGATAATTGCCTTTGAATACTACCTAGTTGATCCTTAGGAAGTTTTGGGTCACTTATTTTAGGATTCTTGGTTGGTATAGGCATTAGTCGGCAGTTCCCTCGATTTGTACTGTGTCTACTCCATTAGATACGACTATACTTCCGACAAAACGTTCTCCATATACAACGGGCAATGCAATTCCACTTCGGCTAATATTAGCTATTCCGTTAAAGGCGAAATTACTAGCTTGCATACCGGCATTCAGTTCCACACCAGAATCATCAAATGCACCCATGTCTACTGTAGGCGTTAATAATGAAGTAATACCATCAATTGCCAAGCTAGTTAAAAGAGTCGTAGCGATACTGCCTAAAGCTCCCGAAGCTGCTAAAGCAGTAGCTCCGGCTACTACAGCTCCTCCAATGGCGGCGGCGGTTGCAACGACGGCAGTAGCGACCGTAGCGGCGGCAGCAGCAGCCCCAGAAAATATAGCCGCGCCAGCAGCAAAAATAAAACCCGAACCAGTAACTATAGGAATTATTGAAATATCATCTTCACTTTTCATGTGTAATAAATCTTCAGATATTTCTGTTTCGCCCATTTTTATTCTGTAGTGATGCTGATAAAAATGACTCTCAACTTGTGGGAAGTTTGCTAATAAAAATCTAAAAGCCTCTGCAGGAGTTTTTACATCAGCCATAAATGATGCTTGGCCAATAAACTTTCTAAGTTTTCCATAAAGTTTAATTTTTTTAAGAGCCATATCTAAAAACTTTTTTTGTTATTTGTTGATATTGTAAATCAAATATCTCCCTACAACTTAACTTACCTATGACATGATGCAAAATAGTTTGATCGCCTATA